AAACCCGGAGACACTCCCGTTACATCAGAAACTGCGATTCGGTTGGCATCCGCATCCGTTAAAGAAAGGTTGATTGCGTTGAACCCCTCGGAAGGTATTTCAACCGAAACTATTGGATCAGGAGTTCCCGACGAAGTTAGAGTTGCAATTTCGTATTTAAAGGGAGACTTAGTTGAATCTCCTAGATTTTGCCAATCGCCTTTTGTTGCTGGAGTAAAGGTCCCGCCTTTAAATAATTTCTTGTTATACTTGCCCAGTTCCTTTGATGACAACGGCCAACCGGACTCTTTTAACGAGGGATTCATTAGATAGAAAGTCCAGTAGTAATCTGTACTACCATACAATTTGTAAGACAAGGTGTCGGGGCGATCTCCAGACAGAATAAAATAGTATTCGTAAAACGCAATTTCATCTTCTATCTGATCCAAGAGATCTACATAGATCGAAAGGTCTTCTGTCAATACACGAGTAGACTCGTCTTCTTCACCGTAGCGATATTCTACGAGTCCAAAATTTTTAAAGTAACTCATTAGTATCCTTCCTCAACAAGTTTGCGAGTCAGTGCTTTACTTTCTATAAATGACAATGACATGGAGATATCTGTTGGGTAACCATCAGAATGAAACGCAGTAGAAGTTTCGTTGTATGTTACCGCTACTGATCGAAGGTACGCATCTAAAAACTTAGTGCCCACTTGTTTGCCCTTATATGTAGTACTGATTTCAAATGGGTCTGGAAATTTGTAACCAAGCGAAACCTGCGCACCACCTATCTGCCCGGATATCTCATCGGGATACAACTGGTATCTAAAAAACTTGATTATCTTTTCAATTTCAATTGCTTCGTCCTTAGAACGAGCAACTAAACGAAAAGTAAAGGGAATCTCTCTAATCGGCACACTCCCTAATAATGTTCTTAAGTTGGGATTAACGGCAACGCGAGTTGCAGATTTAACACCTGCGGCAACTTCTTGTGGACCAAATGATTCTGATGCTCGTGTTAACGCAAGGGCACCTGCCTCCCTGTCTATTGCTCCTCCGGAGAAAAGATCCGTGAAAGAAGAGATGCCTTGAGTCAGTCCTGCTCCGACTGCATCAAGAGCACTTGCTCCGCCTTGTAAACCTGCTTCAACTCCTGCTCCAATTGTTCCTAATGCGACATTCGCATTGTACTCAACGGTGTCTGTAATTTGAAGAGAGGGTGGTAAGTACAGGGTGACACTACCAGCATATTTTCTTTGTGCTGCTGGGTTTTCGTATGTTTGGTTTTGATTGCCTTTTAAAATTTGATATTCTTTGTTTTTGATTTCAATTCTTTTTTGTTTCTCTTCTGGACTTGCATCAGTGTTGTCTTTATCGATCTTATCGTCAAGTTTAGACAACTTGTCTGAGTTCAACAACTCCTCAACAAAATTCAAATTACTCAACTGACTAGTAGTAAGCGGTTCTAGTTCTCTAACCCTAAACCTTACCTGCCCTTGATACAATCCTCTATCTTTCAAGGGGTATCGTAACTTATCTATTTTGTTACGATTGAACGGTGCAGATTCGGAAGCTTCGACTACAGGAGGTTTTTCAGCAACTTCTTTAAGTTCCTTTCCCTCAGATGCTGCTTCTCTTTTTAATTGTTGCTGTTTTAGTTGACCTCTGGTAGGCATATTTAATCTCATCTAAATAGACAGTATCCTGTTATTTATAGAGTTTTATGGCATATTCTGGTCGATACACGGTTAAAAACAAATCCAAATACAAAGGGGACTATACCAGAGTATATTACCGTAGTATGTGGGAAAGACACTGCATGAAACACTTTGATAACTCGTCAGACGTTGTATCATGGAGCAGCGAAGAAATTGTCATACCTTATTTGTACGAAGTAGATAAAAGATACCATCGATACTTTATGGATTTCAAAGTCACTTGGAAAAACGGAGAAACATGGTTAATCGAAGTCAAACCGCACAAAGAGACCAAACCTCCAACCGGTAACAAGAGAACTAAAAAATATATCACAGAAGCATACACTTATGTAAAAAATATGAACAAGTGGGAAGCAGCAAACGAGTATTGTAAAGATCGAAAATGGAAATTTATGATATGGACTGAAAAAGAATTAGAAGCACAGAACATCTTGCCTAAAAAATTAAAACCTTTGAAACCATTTAAGAGAAAAAAGAAATGACAGATCAGTATGAATATCCTTTGAAGATAGTTTATCCGGGTGATGATAGACTCATTCAGATGACGCAGAATCAATTGACTCGTGAACAGTTTATTGAGATAGCAGAATTTGACCACCCTTCTATAAACATGAACATGTCAGATTGGGTGTTCAAAGGCAGCAGAAAAAATATTGATGCTAGTTGGTATGCGGAAGAAGTTAATAATGCTCTTGATAATGTCAGTACGTTAACAGATCTTCATTCTGCAACAAACGACAATTTGCTAGGTTGTTTTGTCGTTGAATTCAATGTCACAGATCTTTGCAATCGTCACTGTTGGATGTGTCCTCACCACAACGAAAACTTATTTCCTAACAGAAAAGTTTTCATGGAATTAGAAACAGTTAAGAATACTGTAGACGATCTCGTCAAACACAACTTCAAAGGTGAGATCATCTTTGGTAGTTATGGCGAACCGTTACTGTGTCCTAATCTAATGAGCATGATTGCATACACTTCCGAAAAATTACCGGAGTGTTCTACCACACTAATATCAAATGCTGACAGACTGATTAAAGGAAGCATTCCGGGATATGGAAAATTTGATGTCCAAGATATCATCGATTCCGGATTGACAAATCTGCAGGTAGATGGATATGACAATGATGCTCGACTTGCACTATATTTGAAAGAACTGAAACCGTTGATTGGAATTGTAAATTTAGAATTGCACCGTAGATACATGAACAAGATGGCAAAATCATATTTGACTCGTGCGGGAATCATGGACCCCAAGACTGGACTTGCAGCAGAGCGTCATAACAACGCAAAGGGTCCGTGCTATGCTCCAATAACAAAAGCATTCATCGATCCAGAGGGTATATTAAGAGCATGCTGTCACAACTGGGATAGAAAATTAGGTGATCATGGAAATGTTAATGAAACACCTTTTTCAGAATTGTGGAGACACTCACAGAGTCTTAACGACCTGAGAAAAAAGATTTATCATGACAGAAATACCGTAGATGTCTGTAGCAATTGTGATGCTGGAGGTTGCACCAGAAATGTAACCGGCAGAGCAGCAAAAATATTGTGGAAAGACATACTTTCCGACTAAATAAGAATATGTCGAACTTATTTGCTACAGTAGAAAGAGAAGCATTCCGTGCAGGAATAACACCTCGTACTCGTCAATCTCGTGATTGGTTCCGCAAGAAAGTGCAGAGAATGCGAGTAAATAGGCGCGGATTAATGCGAGAAGAAGAAATCATCATGAGAAACCGTGGTGGTGTAGGTGGCATGTACATGTTTTTCTATGATCCTAAAACAAAAGACAAACTGCCTTACTATGACAACTTTCCATTGATCGTTTTTGTTGAAGGGACCAAAGGCGGGTTTTACGGACTGAATCTACATTATCTTCCTATGACGCTTAGAGCAAAGTTTCTCGATGGTCTAATGGACCAAACAAACAATCAAAAGTTTGACGAAACAACGAGGTTTGATCTCTCTTACGATTATTTGAAAAGAGCAGCAAAAATGAAATATTTTAAACCTTGTTTTAAAAAGTATTTGACTTCTCATGTCGAAGGAAGACTTGCTATGGTTCCCGCACCAGAATGGGAGATAGCAACGTTTCTGCCCACTGCACAATGGTCTAAATCGAGTCAGTCAAAAGTGTACGCAGATTCTAGGGAAATGATATGACACAGAGAATAGACGATTTCCAAGGTGAGATAAGTCTTGCGGGTGGTGCAGCAGTCAATAACCTTTGGCAAGTTAGGTTACCTTCTCTTGGAGAGTTTGACACAAGAGGCATGAATCTACTTTGTCGAAGTGTAGAAACACCGGGAAGAAGTATT